CGGGTTGAAGAAATCGACGGCGGTTGGCGAATCCTGAACTACGGCAAGTACCGGGAACGTCGCGACCCTGAGAAGCGGAAAGAGCAGAATCGCGAGTCTAAGCGCCGGCAGAGGGCAAGGGGTGATGTCAGCCAATGTCAGCCAATGTCAGCCAAAGTCAGCCAAAGTCAGCCAAAGTCAGCCCAGGCAGAAGAAGAAGAAGAAGATATACCCCCTATAGTCCCCCAGGGGACGGCTGACGGATTCGATTCATTCTGGAGGGTCTACCCGAAGAAGGTCGCGAAGACTCAAGCCCTGAAAGCCTGGAAGAAGATCAAGCCCGACGCGGGCTTGGCGGAGAAGATCATCGCGGCGGTCAATATCTATGCCGGCACGGACCAATGGCGTCGCGACGGTGGGCAGTACATCCCGCACGCGAGCACGTTCTTGAATCAACGGCGTTGGGAAGATGAGGCAGCTTGCGCCACGGCGGCGACTCCGGCGGCGACGGTGGATCTTCCACCACTGGACATCGGACCTGATGGGCTTACACCGCGGGACCGCGCACTACGGGCGATGGGGGTGCAGGCATGATCCAGATCGACAACGAGAGGCTGTGCGATCGCGCGAGTGAGGCGGCAACCTTGGGGTCGATGATCCTGAACCACAAGGTTATCCCGGCGGCGCTGGAGTGGGTGACTGCCGACAGCTTCTTCCTGGAAGAGCATCGGCGTATCTTCGAGACGATCATCGGCTTGTGGCGGCAGAACCCCGGCGGCGTGGTCGATGGGCTTCTCCTACGCAGTCACCTGGAGCACGCCAACGAACTGGTGGACGTCGGCGGGCTGGACTACCTGGATCGGGTGGTGAACACGGTCCCGCACGCACACAACGCGGTCTACTATGCCCAGAGGGTCGCGGCCAAGCAGCGGTATCGGCAACTGGTCGCGGCGGCAGAGCAGATCGAGCGGATCGTCACCGACGGCGGCGACGTGGACGAGCAGGTGGCCGAAGTCCGGCGGCTGGCGATGTCGATGGAGTCGGAGCGGGCGGCAAGCGACATCTACGACGTGGCCAAGTGTGCGTCGCAGGTGGCGCTCGATACCCAGAACGGAACAACGGGTATCCCATTCGGCTTCCGGGCACTGGACCGCAAAGTCCCCGGCGTCAATCCCGGCGACGTGGCGTTGGTGGCGGCGCGGCCGTCGATGGGCAAGACGGCGCTGGCGTGCGGCATAGCGCTGAACATGGCGAGGGCCGGCAAGCGGGTCCTGTTCCTCACGTTGGAAATGACGGCGCGGGGATTGATAGAGCGACTGATTGCCACCCATGCCGGCGTCAACCTGTCCGTGGTGAAGCAAGGGCCGTCAAAGGACATCCTGGATCGGTTCTATGAGGCGTCTTTCGACCTGGAGAAGCTGTCGATTCGGATCGTAGAGAACGCTTCCACCCCCGAACAGCAGGCGGCGGTGGTGCAGGCGATGCAACAGGGCGCTGGCGTCGATGTCGCGTTCATCGACTACATCGGCCTCATGCGGTCGGGCCAGCGAACGAGCAGTCGCAATGATGAAGTCTCCGAAATCTCCCGGAGTCTCAAGCACCTTGCCCAGCGGTATCAAGTCCCGGTGGTGGCGCTGAGCCAGTTGAACCGCGACTGCACCCGTAGATCGAACCCGCGTCCGCAACTGTCGGACCTGCGGGACTCGGGCAGTCTGGAGCAGGACGCCGACGTGGTGATGTTCCTGCACCGGCCGGACTACTACCGTAGGCAGGAGGATCCTACAGCCAACATCGACGGCACAGCCGAGATCATCATCGCCAAGCAGCGAAACGGCCCGGTCGGCACGGTCAAGTTGACGTTTGTGGAAGAAAAGATGCAGTTCCACGACTGGTCGAACCCAAGCACACTGGATTGCGAGTGAAGGGGCAGAGCATGGATGCACCACTCTGGGCAAGGCAGATTCACAACCTACTGCTTCTCCACGAAAACGCGAGAGACGAGCGCGAGGCTCGCGCCATGGCTGATGCTGTCTGTGCGGCGATGCGTCGGCATATCCGCGAGCAGTATGGGCTGGTCGACGGCTACACGCATCGGCGTCGGCCGGGCGTCGGGTCGTCTGTGAGGTAAGCAAAAACATGCAGCCGACAAAAAAACGAGCAGAGGCGGTCGATGCACTGATGCGGTCGCGTTCAGTTGCTGAGGCTTCTCGCAAGGCCGGCGTCACCCGAACCACGATGTCGCGTTGGTTGCAGGATGCAGACTTCCAACGGGAACTGAGGGCGGCCAGGGGTCGGGTCTACGCGTTGACCATGAGCAGGCTTGTTCATCTTACCGGCAAGGCGGTAGACACGCTGGCGGCAATCCTCGCGGGCAAAACGGTCTCAAAGGGCAAGTTCTTGGCGGCGTGCAAGGTGTTGGAGTACGCGGCGGGTGTTCGGGCCGAAGATGCTCAGTCGCGCATGGACGAAATCGAATCCAAGCTCGAACGGTTCATTGGAGAGGCTGAGAAATGAGACAGCGGTTGACGAGAATCTCGAAGCTCCTGCGACGGGCCGAACTGTCGATGGACAAGGCCAACATGCGAGAGGACGTCGCCAGGTTTTACGATACCGGCAAGCGTCCGGCGACGGAGCCGGCGTCGACGTTCGTCACCCTGCTGGAGGCGTTCGACAAGCTCACGGACGCCAGTGTCGGCGGTAACGACTACGATCAAGCCGTTGCCGAGTACGAGCGGGCCTGCAAACAATGGGACCAGGCCGAAAGGGGTATCCGGTGGACGGGCTGAGAATGCAAACCCAACACAAGAAAACGCCGGAACTGCCATTTCCAGGCCCTCAGGGCGGTCCCGCAAGAGAGACGGCGTCCCTTGAGCGGCGCGAGCGGATCGTGAAGGCGGTCAAGGACTTCTACAGGAGATCGGGCAAATGACAGGCGAACTTGCGAGCGAAGTGACGGTCGTTGGGTCTTTGGTGGAGAGACCGACTTTCAGTGAAAACGAGGTGGGTGAACCACTTGCCCATTTCTGGATTCAGCACGGCAGCAATCGCGTGTGGTGCGTTTGCCATGGCGCTGTTGCTGAGAACGTTCGCACGTTCGCCACGGCCGGCGTCGAGGTTTTGGCTCATGGTCGGCTGGACTGGCTTCACGGTCAAGCCGAGCAGCCCCACGTTCTGATTGACCGGCTTGGCTTCGTGAATCCGACCGAGCTTTCCGAGCTTACGGAGCATCTCCTGTGAGCCTGTCGCGCGAGCTATCCCGTTGGTATCCGCTGAGGCCGCACGTTGAACAGCGGCGGCTGTGGGAGTCCACTGCCCGGTTCCGGGTGGTCCCGGCCGGCCGTCGCGCTGGCAAGTCCGAGATTTCGCGACGCTACGGCATGGCTCTGTCGATTGGCCCGCAACGGTGGCCGGATGCGAGATACGTCTTCGCCGCGCCGACGTACCAGCAAGCCCGCCGAATCTTCTGGAGTGACATCAAGCGCATGGTCCCACGGTGGGCGCTGGCGGGACAGAATCCGCGAACGGCGATACGTGAGACTGACTTGTCGATTCAGCTTGGCAACGGGGCTGAGCTTTGCGTCACGGGACTGGATGTCCCCGAGAGAATCGAGGGCAGTCCACTTGATTGGATTTGCGTCGATGAAATCGCGAACTGTCACCCTGAGGCGTGGGGCGAACACGTTCGACCCATGCTGTCGGAGCGGAACGGATCGGCATGGTTGATCGGTGTCCCTGAGGGCAGGAATCATTACTGGCAGATGGCGCAGAAAGCCCAGGAAGACGCGACGGGCCTTTGGTCGTTCCACACGTGGACAAGTGCAACGGTTTTGGACCCGGCCGAAATCGCGATTGCCAAGGCCGAACTTGATTCGAGAACGTTCTCGCAGGAGTACGAGGCGTCGTTTCTCGATTCGACGGGTCGTGTGTACTACCCCTTCCGTCGCGAGCTTCACGCGGCGGAGCGGCTGACCTACGATCCGACGCTGCCTCTGGTTCTGTGCTACGATTGGAACGTCTGTCCGGGCGTGTGCGCGTGTGCCCAAGAGCAGACCTATCGCGGATTGAACCCGGCCGTTGCGCCGACCTTTACGGCGGTGATTGATGAAGTGTGGATTCCTCAGGACAGCAACACGCAGCGGGTTTGCCGGGAGATCATCGAGCGGTACGGCAATCACTTGGGCGATGTCGTCTGCTACGGTGATGCCACGGGCGGGGCGCGAGGGACGGCGAAGGTGGAGGG